ACCAGGTTTGTACCCAGGCGCGAGTTATATGCGAGCGCGTTAATGATCCTGCTTAGCTTGTCCTGACGGGACCGCTTCGACTCATCCAGGACACTGTCACCCGCCGCCGTGAGCGTCGGCATGACACCGACCATCTCCGCAGTGTCACGAGCAACAACATCGATGAAGTTTCCAACGACAGGCTTCGGCCAGTCGGACGGGAACAAACCCTTGAAAACGAGTTCACTTTTCCCTGTACGGACCAGGTTGACAGCACGCATACGCGAATCGCGTTCAGCGTTCTGACGGCGTAGCCGGTCGATAACCAGCGTCGCCTCATGCGCGTAATCAGCCATTAATCCCTACCACTTGACCTTGTCGGCCCAATACGCAGCAGACATCTTTCCCTTTTTGATATTCGCTGCGTGACGAGCCTTAAATGACGCCTGACGCTTGGTCGGCTTCTTGTCACCCTTAACACCTTGCTGCCCGAAACGGATCGTCTTCACCTTGTCGCCCTCTTTCGCCACAACAACATGCGACTTAGTGGGGTGGCTGGGTGTGCGCTTCGGCTTGTTGTAACCGGAAACACCGGCACGATCTAGGCGCGGATCCTTCTTCGCAGGCATTACTTCTTCTTCCGCTTGACGGCAGCGTTATCTACCAAATTCGGGTAAGGACGCCCAGCCTTTTTTGCGCGAGCCTTAGCCGCTGCCTTCTGTGCCGAAGTCAACGGAACGGACTTCTTCTTCGGGTTTGGCTTTTTCCAAAAAGCCTTTTTGCCCGGCATTACTACTTCTTCTTCTTGACAGCCTTCTTGGCTGCTGCTTTACCCATCGACGACACAGCGCGGGACTTAGCCTTCGGACCCTTGCCGTAACCAGCCTGGCCCTTCTTCTTCCCACAACCACACGACATGCACATTTTGTTTCTCCTAAACCCACGCTGCCGCGTGATCCGATGCGTACAACTCGTCAAGATTGATAACCATCTGGCGTTCCCGATCCCGGTCAGCCAAAAACTTGTTCTGCTGCCCGAAATACGAAGGACGCTTAGAACCACCCGTAACCTCGCGAGCGCGAAGCTCCGCGAACCACAAAGCCATAACCGTGTCCTGACGGCGGTTCTTCGTCTTCACAGCCGGGGACCACGCCACCAGCTCCTCCACCAGCATCTTCACGCCATGCGAATGCGACGAAGGAATCTCAACCAGATTGTCACCCTGATGAATCCGCTGATTAGACGGCCCCGTCGCGATCGTCCCAAACAAACCCGACATAGACGCGACACCGAAATCAGGATCCTGCTTATTGCTGTTCGTGTGATGCGGCTTCACCACAATCCCACGATCAGCCAGCCACTGGTTGATCTGCTCGTCATACACCAAGAACCCCTGGAAGGCGTTCGCCTCAATGATCCACTCATGGGGCCGATACGTGTCAGTCATCGACTCAATCAACTCGCGGATCTGCGCTGGAGTCGGGCCAGCCATAACCCGCACATCCAATACGTAGCGCATGCCTGTGTTGCGGTTGACCGCGTAGGCGATTGCTGCGGTGTTGCCCGCGACGGCTGGGTCCATCGAGCAGATGGTGTAGAAGCCGTCTGTGTTGGTGGGGTGTCCGCGCATGCCTGCTTGGAGGGGTCCGGTTTGTCGTGCCCCGTTGACGCTGCCGCGTACGGCTACTGCGTCGAACACTGCGTCTTCTTGGACGTCTTGGTTCATGTAGACGAGTGACCATTTGCGGGGGCCGACTTCGTTGCGGACGTTGGCGAGGCGTGGCCCGGTCCAGCGGGTGTAGTTGCCGTCTGTGTCGGGTTCGTCGCCTTCGACGAAGGCTTCGTCCGATACGGGCCAGAGGGTCTGCCAGTCTTCGGGTTGGTCTGCGTATTCGAGGACGGCTGGCATGGACAGGTAGGTCCAGGGGATGACGCCGTCGGTGTAGTGGTCGGGGTTGCGTAGCTCGCTGTACAGGTCGACGGGGGCGACGCGGGTTCCGACGATGAGGAGTTGTCCGCCGGGGCCGAGGCGGGAGGCGACTTCCTGCCGCACCCAGTCCATTTGTTTCGTCCACTCGTTCGCGTTAGACAAGGTGACGACGTCGTCGAGGACGATGAGGTGGGCGCGGGAGCCGTAGATCTGACCGCCCATACCTAACGCTTCGATGGTGGGGTCTTTCGATTCACCAGTGCGGGAGTCGCTGTCCAGGTACACGCGGGTCGCGGACCATTGGTCCGCTGACGCTTTCCACCCGTCCACGGGCGCGAACGCCAACTGCAGGTCCGCATACGCCGGGTGGGTGAGCCGCGACTTGATCGCGTACAGGAGCTTCTTCGCCATCTCCTGCGTCTTCGACACAATCATCACCGAAATGTTCGGATCTTGAACAATCCGATACGTCACGTATTCGATGGTGATGGTCATACTCTTCGCATGATTCGGGGGAACGTTCACGAGCAGCCGTCGATGCCCGGCAGTGCCGGGTTCGTACGTCATCGCCGGATGCAGCTGTGACGGTTCACGACCCTCAAGCAGGTCGATCATGTTCGTCTGGTGCGGCCAAATCTTCCGGTTCAGGTACTGGCCCGCGAAATCCGTGAACTCGCCCGCTTCCTGCTGGCGAGCATCAGGATCGTTCACAGCAGCCCGCACACGGTCCACGAACTGCGCCCAGTCCTTGTCCTTGCGCCGCTGCTCCTCATACCAAGAACGCGACCGGCCAATCACCTTCAACGCGGCAGCAACACTGGACCCCTGACGGATCTGCTCCACCAGCGCGTCACGCATCTGCTCCGCAGGACGGTTATCCCGCCTATGCATATTCGCCACAAAAAACCCTTCTACTAATAAGGAGGGGGTTGCATTAGCAAAAAACAACCCCCCAAGCAGAAATTGGTGGCGGTGACAAAAGCTGCTTCCAGCAGAGCAGGAAGCCAGCAAAGGCTTCCTGCCAATCCGATACGGGGAAAAACAGGAACCAAAACATAGAACCCGCCCAGCGGGTTCACCGACACGCAAACCTAAAGGCCAACTTGAGGGTTACAGGCCCCACCACCAGGGACAACCAAGGGTGTGCCGCCAGGTACACCAATGGCAGGTTGAGACCTTGGGCCATGCGCCCTCAAACGAAGCCACTCCGTGGCTTCTTAGAGGGAGAAGACGAAGCGAAGAACGAACGCCAGTGAGTTCAGAGCGAAGCTCTTCACCCTCTATATATAAGGAGGGGGTTGCAAATAGGGGTTCACAACTGGCCGTTACCGAAACGCAACCAAATACAGGCAAAAATAGCCCAAAAGAACCACAACCACCCCCAGCAATGGTGAAAATTTCACAAGGGATAGGTGGGGGATGGGGGGCGGGGCCAATGTTAAAACTCCCCGGTCTGCCCGATTCGCCCCGATTGTCACGAATCAAATTTGGGGGGGAGTCATCGCTTTCGGCGCACGCGGGGGGAGCCATGCGAGTGCACAAGCGCGCTCGAGGCAACCGCCTCACCTTCAATACCTACGGTATTGGCCTCTTGATTCGACCCTCTTATGCCGCTTCTGGTGCTTTGGTTGGGTGCCGAAGGCTGTGCGTGTGGGCGTGTGCATGACCTGATCGTGGCGTGTTCGTGTGCATGAGCTGGTGCGCTTGCGGCCCATCGCAGGAGCCTTTCAGGCCGCAGGAATGGGAGACTTGACAGCCTGTTGCATTGCTGCCAAGGTGGATTCCGAGCCGATCCAAACGAGGTCGGACGAGCCGAAAGGAATCACCATGAGCATGACCTACTTGGACACATTCGCTGCCGTGATCGGTAGCGGCACAGACGGCGTGGCTTACGCCACGATGACTCGGGCTATGAAGGTCCATGTTCGGTCCCTGCACACGGAGGGTCACGTTGCTGCTTTCATCGAAGATGACCAGGTGTCGCTTGCTGATGATGGCGCGGTGATCTGCCTTACGGCAGAGGGTCAAGCGTATGCGGATCTCCTCGCCGAAGGCGGTTTGCTGCAGCCTCGTGAGGTGCTTCAGGAGCAGCCTGTGAGCAAGCCCAAGCGCAAGAAGACCGTGAGCAAGCGCAAGAACACCAAGCGTGTACCGACTCCGTCAGAGTCGGTCGAGTCTCCTGT